TGTTCCTGTCTCAATTGTCCACAGGTTAATTCCACGGTTTGCCCAGTCGGCAAACATGATGTTTAAACTGCGGCGGGCTGTACGCAGATCATAACCTGAGCGAAGCTCACCACCGGCACGTTCAAACGCCTCCTCCACCAGTTCGGTGAGGTCTAGATTGAAACTTACTGCGCCGGAAGTGTTAGCCATTATTTTTGCTCGTCTTGAACAATATCGTCTTCGTGGGTAAATTGCTCATGTGGAATATCTGCTAAGAAAGCCGCTTCCGCCGCTTTATCAACTTCAGGTTCTACAAAAGCCACAACAACAGGCGCTGGAGTGATCTTGGCAATCAATGTTTTGACATCGTCAGGCACAGATCCAGAAGCATTGCGCTGGACATCTGCGTACATGTTTAAACCAACCAAAATCAAATCGGCTTCTTCTTGGGTTACGTTTAATGCTGACATGTTGTTTCCTTATTTTTTCGCCGTTTTGGCAGAGTTGATAAATGCTTGTTTGGTTGGTGCGCCTTTGCTGCCGGGCTTGCGCATTTTCTCACCTGATCCAGCAGCGATCCGCTTGCGTTTGGCATTGATGTTGTCATACAAGCCAACCTTGCCACCACCAGCCCAACTCTTGTTCAAGGCAATTGTCAGGCGTTTTTCGCCTTGCGGCGAATGACTCAATGATCCACCAACTGATGTATTTTTATCAAGTTGATGTTTGTAATCAGCCTGCAATTGATCAATCATTGCCTGAGCACGTTGGCCTTTGGCTGCTGAAACGGATGTGTTTGCATTGAATGAAGCTGTTCCACTTCCAACCGGAACATCTCCGGATGAAAACTTTGCACCAGCACTCTTGAAATTTTTATCAAGAATGAGATGTGTTGGCTGAATTGTTGGGCCACTTTTCTTTTCTGGAGCAATGTTTAAATTCTTAACCGGCTCCGCTTCAGCTTCGCCACCTTCATCCATGCGCTTAACTCGACCGCCACGTTTATACATGGCGACCTTGTTCGGATCATCCGTTCGGGTGATCACTTTCTTACCGGGCATTTTTGACGGGTTTATGGCCCCCATGCCACGGGAAGCCATCATTTCTTGTACATCCCGCCGCCACACATAACGATAGTGCCTTTGGTCTTGCCACGCTGTGCGCAGCCATCAGCACGGCTAGATGCAGAACCGCCCTTAGCCATATTCATGGGAGCATCAGGATTGCCACGGTTGCCAGCTTCACGGATTGCGCGGAAAGGTTTGGCAACTGCCTCGCCTACATCGCTTGCTACACCTTTAATTTTATCCGCCGCGCCTCCAATCACCCCATAAGGATCAAGCTTTGATGGGGCTTTTGAGCTGCGACCTTCATTACTGTAGTTAGTGTCTCTAGTCTCTGTAGATGCTGGCCTAGCCGCACGGGTAGGCTCATCCTCTTTCAATTTTGTGTTGTACTTCTTGCCGTTGTACTCAAATTCTGAGTCGCCAGCCTCACGGGCTGCGCGGAATGCTTGGTTAAATTCTTTTGATGCCATGATGGCTCCTTAGCAAATCTTGCCACGGGTTTTGCCTTTGGTGGCAATGCCGTCTGCTCTACGGGATGCTGATGATGTTGCTCCGCCAGAAGCCATCTTGACTGCGCCACCTTTTTTAAAGGTAGTCATTTGTCGGCCTGTGCGAGGATTACGACTTGATGTGCCACTAGTTGCTGCGTCAGGGTTGTAGCCTCCCATATAGCCCGGAATGATATTGTCATTCTCATCCACAGCGCCAAATCCGGGAACAAACCTAGCTCCGGGCGGTAGTGGTCTTGCTGTTCGAGTGCTAGTTGGCGCAGTATCGCTAAACGGCATTGGGCGACCAGTGCGGGGGTTGCGATTACCTGCTTGGGGCTTACCTCTCATATCAGGGCCAACGCCAGCACGACCTTCATTGCTGTAATTTGTAGTATCTACCGGCTTCGATGAGGCGGTACTTGCAGAAGATTTATTTGCAGGCGGAAGGTTTTGTTGCGATGGTTTTGCTTGCGGCTTAACAGCCTTAGTTTCTGCTGTCGGGGCGGCAGGAGGTTTTTGAGACACTGGGGCGGCAGATTTATAGTCCAAGTTTGGCGCTGATGCAAGCCCGGGCGTTGTCACGCCAAAGTCCCCACGTGTGGAGATTGACCCTTTGCTGGACTGATCTGCTGCGGCAATGCTTTGAGATGGTGTGTTTAAACGAGTCTCAGTTGAGTTGTATCCAGCGCCACGATTAGGATTTGAATCGCCAGAGGACTCAGGTTGAGTTAAATCAACTTTGTTGCCCTGCTGATTTATCATGTAGCCAAGTGCGCCAAGTGCGGCTAAGCCAGCTAAATCTTTTGTAGATGCCATGATGGAACCTCTTAAACTCTGCCGCCGCGCTTCATGCCTTTGTTACCGGGCATGGAGATTTGCTTGGCTTTAGTTAAACCGCTTTTTTGAATGCCATGCTCGCCATGAGCACGCTTGGTGTTTGAGTCAGTCATACCGCCTTTAGCGTATTTCTTGGTGGCTCCGCCACGCTTCATTCCAGACATACCGCCGGGGCCAGCCATTGCGCCCATAGAACCCATGTCAGGGGAGGGTGCGGTGGTAGGCTTAGCAGGAGCCTTCTTTTTCTGCATCAATGCAGCCATCATTTGGGGATTCATTTTTGTAGCCATGTCGCCACCTTTTTTGAAAGTTTTGCCTTTATCGGCGTTGGTAAAGTCTTTTCCCACAGATTGCGGGACTCCTGCTTTCTTGGCAAATGATGGATTGTTAGCCACCGCTGCCATGAAATTGTGTTGTTTCTTACTGCTGCTTGGCATCATCGCCCCGCTTGAAGTAGCCGGTCAATTTTTTCTTCCAGCTTGTTGAAACGTTGATCAATGTGTTCAGTAACTCTTGCAACTTCTGCTTTAGTAGCTGTATCACGGGCAATCTCCTCACGGGTAATGTTCAAAAGCCGCTCAACGCGGCGCGTGTCTTCTGTATTATCTTTGACGGCTGAAAGTTTTTCACGCAGGAAAAATCCCAATGTACCGACAACAATCGACAGAGCAAGTGACCAAAGTGAATTGAGATCCATCATAGGTATTTACCTTTTGTCTTTCCCTTGACAGCACAGCCATCGGCTGAGCTTACATATCCACCATCAGCACAGTTCCATGCTCTCAAAGATTTGTTAATCCTCGAATCCGGATCGCTCGCGGTCTTGGCGCTCGTAAGCTTCGCTTTCATGCCTTTCATGCGGGCGCAAAAAGAGTCGCGGCGTGATCCGCCTTCCGGTTGCGGAGGCTTCAGATTGTGGCCTTCTTTCTTCGCAGAGGCCCGCCCCTTGGCGTTCAAGCCGCCGTTGGGGTTCTTTCCTTCTTTTCTTTGCCATGCTGGTGTCTTAGCCATTTGCTACCTTTAAACGCGCCTTGCGCTCGTTTTCCAACAAAGGCAAAACAACATCTTCCATAAAGTTGCGCTCAAACTTCTCTGAGCCAACATGAGGAAGGCTGATCTCTACATCTACCCAGCACTTAAACCCAGCATTTACGGCTCGATCACAGAACAGATAGTCTTCGCCTATGTATTTGCCATTTTGGATAGCAAAGTCAAACACTGCGGATACAGTCCCGTTACCGCTGCGGTTCTCTACCGTCCACTCGGGGTGGTCGGCAATTAGCTTCTCAATGACATGACGCTTGATAAGCATGAATCCAGTGCCAACACGGGTAATACGCAGCATCGCCCCATCAAACTCTAGGTGTCCTTCTTCGTCCCGGTATAGTTCCAAGAAGAAGTTTTTATCTGATGCTCTGCGTGGATACATGCCTGCGGTGATGTCTTTGTCTTTGCTCTGAGCCAGTAGACGCATAACATCTTCCGGCTCAACAATTACATCTGCGTCGATGAACAGGAGTTCATCTGCATCCGTTTTAAGAAACTCGCTGACCAAGGCGTTACGTGCCATCGTAATGATGGAGCATCCGGACATATGACTCAAGAACATGGAAACACCATGCTCAAGAGCCAAAGGCATCAGTCTTGCGAGGGAGAAAGCTGTAATGATGTTCAGCTTGCCATCGTAAGCGGGGATGCCAACGAATACTTTTCGTCCCGCAAGGTCAACTTTTTGTTCAGCCATACTGGATAGTTTGGAATGAAATGTTAGTTACAACAACATAAATACCATTTTGAGCCAAGATGCCTTCACCAGAAAAAATGGCTTGGAATGGTTGTACTGCGGTACCAGTGTTATAGCTGGTCAAAAAAGAACCAGTTGAATATACACAAGTCGTTCCAGTAGCAATCGTACCAGTATTAATGTCGGTTACTGTAAAAGTATTTGCATCAACAACAGTAATAATGTAATTAGTTGCGGTTGCAGAAACTCCAGAGGCTGGAGAAAAAGTAATACCAATTTTTTGGCCGTCAGTTAAACCATGACCAGTTTTGGTTACGGTTACCGTCGTGCCAGAGCGCCCATAGGTAGCAGACACAGGAGCGGTTACCGTGTCAAAAACATCAATGCCGCCAGCCGTACCCGTGCCAAGATAAATCAGGTTTTTAAGGCGAACACGCCCAGCAACCATCAATCCTGAGCCGCTAAGGTGCGAGCCTTTTACGTCATACTGCATCGTCATAATTAATCTCCTTTACAAAGAGGGGGCCGAAGCCCCCGGGATCAATTAGTCGAAGTTACCGTAGGGGTAAGTCGTATTGGTGCCAATGTTTGCATCAAACTGGGTATAACGAACGGTAGCCGTCAACGTACCAGCCGTGATGGTTGGCAACGTGGTACCAGAACCACCAGTGTAAGGAATGGTGAACGTTACAACAACTTGCGACATCGTTGCAGGCTCAACCACACCATTGGGGTTCGTAAAGTCAGCGGTGGTGGAGTTACCAGCCAGCAATTGAGCGCCAGTCTGCACAATAGTGTTACGAGCGGCAGATGCATTAACAGAGGTAATGCTGCCGTAAGTGGTGTCGTTAAACGTGTTACCAATCTTGCCCGTCACGGTACCAATAGTGCCGCCACTCATCGTGATGAGAACGTTGGTGTCGATCAAGAAGTCGGTAATGTCAGAGTACGTGGGCAGATAGAAAACAATGCCGCGATACAAAGTACCCGTACCACTAGAACCAGCGTCAGCCGTAATGGTGGCTGCGGTGGGCGGGTAAGCTGTTGAGCTTAACGTGTAAACGGTACCGTTGACGTTAGGAATCAAATTGCCATTGACAAATTGGCCCGAACCACCAGCGTAGTTGGCAGTGCCAGCCGTGGTATTGGTCAGAACAATAGTTGTGTCTTGAACCAAATCAGCGTAACCAACGTTACGAGCAGGACCAAAACGAGCAGGGCCGGACAGTACCGGGCCGGAGAATGTAGAACGTGCCATTTCAAAACTTCCTTATGCAAAAGAACTCTTACTAATCGTTGCATCGTCTGCTGGGGCAGTGGTAGTAAGAGCAATCACCCAGATAGATGCAATATACACCATTTAAACGTTGTCAACAACATTTAAACGCAAAAAAGGGGCCGGTTAGGCCCCTTTCTTACTTGGAGAATCTGGATCAGAACGAACCAGAAGAACCCCAAATACCGAGCGGGTCAGACCAGCCGAAGCTGTAACGCTCACGGGACTTGTAACGGACGTTGCCCGTGTCAAAGTCGCCGTCCATGCTGTTTTGCAGCGGGGTACGCACGAAGTGCTTCATGCCGTT